CGCAGAAACACCATTTTAAATAGCCCTGGGAGTATAACGGAAGAGGAAACTCAATGGATTATTTCACCCTAGTATGATACTAAAGGGTACAGGGCTTATAATTGGTTAACCATGGGGAGTGAGAGCTTGGTAGCGCCAGGGAGTGCTCCCCACAACTTTAGGAGAACTTATGGAAGGTTTATTTGATATTTTATGGATGCTAAATTCAGGTATAGACTTGTTCTTAAAATGTTTACTATCAATGGCAATATTAACGTATTTAAACGGAGGCAACTAAATGAGCGAGATATCGGTAACAGCTACAAGAAGAACTATTAATAAAATAGTTAGTTATGCACAAGCTGCATATGATGAACATAAAGCTGAAATAGGTGGAATGGCTGTATGTGTAAGGTTAGAAGATAATGAATGGAGGATAGAATCTCCAGTTATCTTAAAGCAAGAAATAACAGGTGGCACATGTACGTTAGATAAAGATGAACTTGCTGCATATTATGTTGATACTCATGCTAGTAAAAAATATAAGAATAAGGATTATCGATTTATATGGTGGCATTCACATCACATGATGGATTCATTCTGGTCAGGTACTGACTTAAATGCTATTGATGAGTATAGTGATGGAGATTTAAGCTTTGCATTAGTTGTAAATCTTAAAGGTAAGTATCTTGTTAGAGCATCTGCTTGGGATCTGGGAATGCATTTAGATATGGAACTAGGTATAGTAGAAGCTCAAAGCTCAGTATCAGATAAAGTATTAAATGAAGTAAATGAAAAGTGTAGCACAAGAAAAGCTATCTCTTCTTACAAGCCAGTAAATGTTGGTAATTGGAAAAAGAAAAAGGTACAAAGCGAAGAAGAAGATGCTTTTATTTCTAAATGGAATGAAGTATATGAAGCAGTAGAAGAAGCTATGACAGAGACAATAAGAGGTAATATGACAATAAAAGGTATGAAAGAAAACTTTGACACTGTTAATTCTACTTTAAAAGAAGAGAAATATCCAATCCAAATTAATTACAATGGTTTAGATACATTATCTGATATAATAGCTCTTGAACCAGATAGAGTAATAGAAAATGATAAGAAGTTTGATGAAATAGTGAGTACTCTCGTCATGGATCAAATGGACATGTTTTCATATAACTGGTCTTATGGACTAGGAAGGAGATACTGTTAATGATAACTACTCGTTTTCAAGACATTGTTAGTAATTTACACGAGTTTACATATCACATATTGGGTTGTGGGGCTATAGGTAGCTCCACAGCTATCCAGTTAGCAAGAATGGGTGGCGAAAAGTTTGTACTCTATGATATGGATAAAGTAGAAGATGTAAATATAGGTTGTTCACAGTATATCAGCACTGATATTGGACTAAACAAAGTAGATGCATTAGACCAACATATACATAGTATAAGTACAAATGTAAATGTGATTAAAATAAATGGTTTATTCGAAGAGTTTTGGTATACAAATGAAAATGATATTGCTATTCTTGGATTTGATTCAATGGGAGCAAGATTAAATGCAGTGCAAATAATGTGTAAAACCAAACAAAAGCCTATACTTATTATAGATGGAAGGATGGGTGCTGAACAATTCCAGCAATATGTTATTAAAAATCCAACTGTTGATAAGTATAAGAAAACATGGTATTCAGACGAGGATGGAACTCCTGAACCCTGTACCAGTAAAGCCACAAGTTATTGTTCAAATATGAGTGGTAGCTTTATAGTAAATGCAATCAGAAAATATGCAACAAACCAGCCTTATGATAAAGAAATAATCTTTAATTTTCCAACTATGTTTCTTGGTAAATAGATAAGAAATTCGTATATTATATAGCTGCTTTTCGCAGTATTCTTTAACAGTAAATAGGAGAAAAAAATGGAAGAAATTATGCCAGTTGAGGATTCTTGTCCTCAAATTGAAGAAGTTTCGACTTCTGACTCATGGAAATCAGATAAAATAGATAAACTTGCAGGTGCATTAGCTAAAGCACAGGGAGAGTTAGATGGTGCTGCTAAGAAGAGCACAAATCCATTCTTTAAGTCTGGGTATGCTGATTTACATGAAGTTATATCATCTGCGTTCCCACATTTAAGTAAATATGGATTATCAGTAAGTCAAGGTAATGAAATAGTTCCTGGAGCAGTATGTGTAACAACAACTCTATTGCATGAATCAGGTCAATGGCTTCGATCTAAGATAAAATTACCATTAGAAAAGAATAAAATTAATGCTCAAGGTATTGGTGCTGCAACAACTTACGGTAGAAGATATGGATTGGCTGCTATGGTAGGTCTTGCACAGAAAGATGATGATGGAAATTCAATTTCTGAACAGCCTAAGCAAAAAACATATACTAGAGGCGTTAATATTCAATAAATAAAACAATAAGGAGCTAATAATGGCTAGAACTATGACAATAAATAGTGGAACAGGAGGAGGTACTGACTATACTCCTGGATGGAAACAGTTAACTATAAGCACTGCTGCATATGGTGACTACAATGGAAGTAAGTATCTTGATGTTGGATTTGAAGGTTATCCTGAGAATTTTACAGCTAGAGTATATGCTAAAACTGACCAGAATGGCGAAGAATTTGCTATTGGTCAAGTATTTAGATTTGCTAATGCTGGTATTACAGGAGGATTAGAAGGTCCTAATGGTACTAAAGTGATGAAAATGGATGATGATCCAGCCAATCTAACAGGAAAATCTGTTCATGGATATTTCTATAAAGATGGTAAGTATAGTAGAGTTCTAAAGCAATTCGCTCCTACTGTATTTGAAAATGAAGTAGAATCGTTTTCTGATAACGATGTTACATACTGGAAGGGTAGAGCAGAAAACTACTATGAAAAGTATGTTAAGAAGGACACTCAAAACGGAGCATTCGTTCCAGCTGAAGCTAAAACAGTTCAAGAGGGAGATATGCCCTTCTAAATAACCTAAGTATAATGGGGACAATAACTGGTCCTCCTGTAATGTAATGCCGATGGCGATGCTAGGGGTATTTACAGGGAAAATAAGTCCTAAGTGATAGCATTTGAAGGCTGGACTACTAGGCAAAGGAATATGTGAGTCCCCATTATTAATCTGGAGATATTATGGGAATGATGAAAAATATGCATGAAGAATTATTACAAGAAACGATGGATGTGGCAGAAGATAAAATGTGTGAAGATATGTTTTGTATGTCATGTGGAGAAAGTGACCCCCTACTAATTCCAACGTGGTCTGGTAAAGAAAACTGGTATAATGGATGGTGTAAATGCACTCCTAATGAGCCAGTAGAATTTGTTTATTCACCAACACACAATGGAGATGATATATGATAAAAGAATTTGCATTTGGTTTATCTAATAGACACCACTTTCAAGAAGCTGAACATGCTGGAGATTGGGTAGGTACAGATAAAGATACATTTACATCATTATATGATTATGATGAGTATGTTGTAGAGTATTTCTCTAAACATCAAACGTTATCAGGATTTGATGGATTAATATATATGCCTGATGAGTTCATATTGGATGTTGATGGTCCAGAGACGACTAAAGCTAAAGATAGAACAATAGGATTACTAATATTACTTAAAGATTTAGATATACCATACAATCTATACTTTAGTGGAAGAGGTTTTCATGTTGGAATACCTAGTACAGCATTTAGATGGAAGCCTGACACAGAATTACATTTAAAAGTTAAAGATTCTTTAACAAATGCAGGTATATTTGAATATGCTGACCCGTCTGTTACTGACAAAACTAGATTGATTAGGCTAGTAAATACTAGAAATACAAAATCTGGATTCTGGAAAGTGCAGATAACAGAGAATATGTTGCATAAAGAAGTTGAGGATATACTTAAATATGCTAACTATTCTAAAAAGTTAATAGATAATGTATTAGAATGCGACCCTGTGTTCGATGTTCTTATAAGGAATAAGAAGAAAGAAGAGATTGCAGTTCAGCATAATCTTGGTAACAGTCCAGATCCAGTTAACCATACTTGCATACAAAGAATGTTAGAAGGAGCAGCATATGGTAAAAGACATATGATTGCATTAAGAATAGCAGCTCATCTTAGATGGAGGTATCCAGAAGAAGTTGTTAAGCTTATAATGGAAGATTGGAGGATGAGAGTTAGTACTGACAGTAATGTATTCAGTAAAAATGAAATGGAATCTATTGTTAAGAATTGCTATGAAGGTCATGGTGGACAAGGATATAGATATGGATGTAGTGACGCAGTTATGGATTCATATTGCAGTACTACTTGTAAGCTATATAAGTCTAAGAAATCTCAAAATGTCATGGATGCTGAATCTATGGAGAAGTCATTGATAGACTTTTATACAAATAATGTAGAGCCTGTAAATCTAGGTGCTTTATATGGACAAGACTTTCCTATATATCCTGGAGAGGTAATTATATTGCAAGCTCCACCTGCTAGTATGAAAACTATGCTATTGCAAAATTGGATGAATGCATTTAAGAAAACTACTTATTTCTTAGAAATGGAAATGAGTCCAAGGCAAATATGGTCTAGGTTTGTGATGATAGAGAATGGTTGGGATGAAAAAGAACTTGCTAATCATTATAAACAATTACGTAATGGAATGGAAGATAAGTTTAAATGGTTGACAGTAGACTATTCTTCTCCTTACTCGACAGAGTTAGAGAAAAGGATAACTACGTTGCCTAGAAAACCAGAAATCATGGTAGTTGATCATATGGGATTGTTTAAATCTAAGCAAAGAGATAACAATATGAAGGTAGAGGAAGTTTCTCAATCTTTAATGGAAGTAGCTGTTAAGCATAATATTATAGTGTTTGCTGTTAGTGAGATTACTAAACAAGCATTTCATGAAGGTATTAATATGGCTTCATCTAGAGGTTCCTTTCGTATTGCATATAATGCTAACAAACTATTATCTATAACGCCTTACAAGAACAAGGAAACAGGATTAATAGAAATGCTACAGCTTAAATGTGATAAGAATAGAGAACGTGAGAATCTTAATGTACAATTAAATGTTAACAATGTAAGGATAGGCGTATGAACTGGATGAAATGGAATGAAAAACAAAAAGATAAAGAAAAGAAGCTTAAGAGATTTAAGAAATTCTCAACATCTAGTTATGGATTTATCCTTAATAAGTACAAAGATCAAAATAAAGGAAGGAGAAATAGATGAGTGATATACGTGAGTTAAATACATTATGGGATGTGGCAATTAGCGATATTGAAAGAGTTTTACTCTCAGATGGTATATGGTATGACATAAGTAAAGAATATACAGGAGAAGGTCCTGGCAATTCTATATCTAAACGAAATGGATTAGGTCTAACAATATATGGTCATTTTGGAGAGAGACCTCAATATTTTGAACTGAGAACATGGAAATTTAAAGGAAAAAATGTTCAGGGTAAAGGAGTATGCATAAGAGGATTAGTAAATCAAATTCAATTACTAGATACTAGTTGGTCATAAGGAGATACTATGAATAAGAAACATTATGATGAATTTGCTAAGTATATGGCATCAGAAATACAACAAACAAGAGATGCTGGTCAAAAAGAATATGCCAGAGAAGAGAATGTATTTGATGACTTTATAGAAACTGCAAAGTTATCTGGAAATTCTCCAGCAGGAGTGGTATTTACATTCTTAAATAAGCATATAAGGGGTATAGCTTCGTGGGTAAGAGGTAATGACTCTCAAAGAGAACATGTTACTGGTAGAATAAAAGATGCTATTGTATATTTACAGTTATTGTGGGCTATGATAGAAGAAGATGAGTCTACTAGCGTTCAAATGGAAGATTATGTTGATAAAAATCAAGGTGTTCAATCTTGAGACTTACTGAATATATTGACTATATAACGCGTAAAGATGTTCATTTAGGAAAGAACATTAAGAAACATGAGTATACCCACATAACGATAAGAATGGTTCATAAAAGACAGCGTTATGAGTATCAAATGCAAAGGAGAAAACATGCAAAAAGATCTAAGTAAAGAAAATAAGTCTTTAAAGGTTGCTTTAGCTCAACTAGCTCATTGGGAATTAGAGTTTGATAGCATTGTAAAAGATTGTCAAAAAATAGTTGACATGTATTGGGATATAGAGCATAAAGATTGGGAAGAAAAAGACAATCCTGAAGGACATATCTTTTTAAGTGTAAATTATATGAAAAATTGGCTAGAAAATTATTATCACGAGAAAAGGAGAGAAAATGCAAAGAGCAATACATAGAAAGATAATAAAATGGAAAGAAAAATATAATAAAACTCCAAATGGCTGGGCTGTTGCTCAGTTAATAGGGGGAGAATATATAAAGAAGAATAAAAAATGACACCTATAATTCAATTCTATGCAATAGCATTTATGCTTACACTTGGAAATGAAATATGGAATATTAAAAGTCCAAGACCATATCCAAAACATGAGCATATTCTTATACAATGGGAAGAGAAAGATTTCTATAGTCAAAGAATAAATGGTGAGTGGATATTAAGAAAGTATAGAAAAACAGATGGTGACTATAAACGTAAATTAAGAAAAAAATACTGGAGGAAAAGAAATGTATTACAATACAAACAAGCAAACAGGTGAAGATTTAAGAGAAAGTAGAAACACTGCTAAAACTCAATCAGAAATTATCTTGGAATTTTTCCAGAACAATCCTAACTTGCAGCTAAGTCCATTCGAAATATTAGACACCTTGGAGCTTAATGCTCCTATCACAAGCATAAGAAGAGCAATGACAGATTTAACATTAGAGGGCAAATTAAAGAAAACAGATGTCATGGTATCTGGTCCTTATGGTAAAAATGTACATACATGGAGGCTAAATAATGAGCAAGCGTAGAACGAAACCAACAAACAATGAGCTGGTTCAAATGTTACAAGTTACAAATTCAAGACTAGTTCAAACAGGACAATCAATCAGTACAGTTGGACAAACATTGTCAGATTTTATTGAATTTAACAATCAAGAGGAGCAATTTCTTAGCTTTTTAAAAGAAAAATACAAACCAGAAGAATCTAAAGAGGAAGACAATGAGAAAAAGCAAGAAGAATAAATGTTCTATTTGCGATTCTGATGTCACTGGAATGATGTATTTACTTGACAATAAAAGAATATGTAGAAAATGCACTCTATCTAGAATGGAGGATAAGGATGAATTGTCCTAAATGTGGTAAGGATATTAGATTCAAAGAGTTTAATAATTGGAGAAAGTTTATGGATGCTAAGTTAAAAAAGATAATCAAGGAGAGAAAGTATAATGCCAGCTAAAAAGAAAGATACTAAAAAAGAAGTAAAAGAAGAAGTAAAAGAAGAAGTTGAACAGAAAGTGCAATCAGATCAAGACGTTGCCAATAGTAATGCTATAGGGAGCCTTAGTCAAGAAGCTACAAACCAGCATGATCGTTTAAGTAAAGTAGAGGAGATATTAGAAAAGCTTATGTCAGATATGCACAAAGTATTAAGTAGAATGGGTCTATGAAGGCATCATCAGCAAAAGCAAAAGGAAGAAAACTACAAGACTATGTAAGAGATTTACTTAGGCTTAAGTTTATAGATGAATGGAACTTACTTCCAAAACTTGAACCAGATGATATTAAATGTCAAATCATGGGAGTATCTGGAGAGGATATTGTATTGTCACCAGCAGCTAAACGAATAATACCCTATAGTTTTGAATGTAAAAATCAAGAAAGAATAAATGTCTGGCAAGCTTTAGAGCAAGCAGAAACTAACTGTGAGAATAGAACACCAGTAGTAATCATCAAAAGAAATCGCTCTAAAGTATATGCTTTAATGGAGGCTGAGGAGTGGGTAAACCTAATAAGGAGTAAGTATGCAATTAGTGTCGGAGAAGGAGAAGAAGGAAATAAAGAGATTGCTAGAGAGTCAGGAAAAGATACCAAGTAGCGTGAAATCATTAGTGGAAAATCAGCTACAGTTCTTTGCTGAACTTATGTACTTAATTAGAAAGAAAGATTAATTTGACTCCAGTAGGGGGGTGGTGTGTGCCGCATTGCTCCCCTCTTTCCTATGAAATGCACTTCATGCACATACTTCAACAATGACAAATGTGAGTTCTTTAAATTAAAAAATCAGGAACCTAAAACTATTCCTAAGCATATATATTATAGGGGTTGTAAGTTCTATTTAGAGGGAGAAGAGCATCCTTTATTAAAAGATACTATAAAGTTATTTAATGGATATTTATTTGGAGTTATTCCTCCAGAGCATTAAGAGATTCGAACAATGATTTCATCTCATCTTCTGAATAATTAGGAGTCATTGAATTATTAGAGCCTTTGATATATTGATTGAATTTCTTTTTCTTGTCACGTTTCATTTCAGCAGTTTCAAACCATTTACCTATAAAGCCAGGAGCATTTTCATTCATAAACTTAAGACCTATCTTACGCTTTTCTTTTATATCAGGAGTCTTATATAAACCTAATTCTTGTTGTGCTAATGTAAATGGACCAGTACCATTAAGCCATCTAGGAGCAGTATACTTCCACGATCTGGCAATCTGTTGATTTAAGAGTCTTAATACTTCATAAACATTATCATCCTCTGTTCTATCTGCAAAGTCCCTATATCCTGCTAAATAAGAAAGACTATCATCGTCATTAAGCTCCATTAATCCTACCATATTGCCTATATCAATTAAATCAGATATAAAAGGACCACCTACTGTTCCAATCAAAGGACCTTTACCGAAGAAAGCTTTTTCTCTATCTTCTTCTGTTCCTGCAAAATAACTATGGAATTGACCTAATCTTTCATACGTATCATTCTGTACTAAATTAGAGAAATCAACTGATAGTAATGGGGAAAGCATTCCATTAAC